TCGGCCATAAGCCGTAGTTGCTTCTACTTCTGCTAACTTAGTAACATCTCCACCGGCTGCTTCAACCGCCTGATCGTATAGATCTTTTTCTTGCTTGCGTTGGAATAGGTAAGGATCTGTAAACTTAACTTCAGCGAGTTCATCTGCATAAGTCTCATCATTACTAAGCTGGATAAGTAACCAAGCTTCTTCATCAAGACCACCCATAGTGGTTTGAGTACCAATAGTACCCTTAACTTTATATGACTGAGAAGCGGCGTTCTTTTCCTGTGCTGCCTTGAGAAGTGGTTTCCACTTCTTCATTTCTGCAGCAGTTGCAGGGCGCTTTAATACATCTTGAAACACCTTGTTGATAAGTGTTGTAGCCTGAGTAGGGCTTGAAATACTTGGGTACTTAGTAAGAGTTGTTTTTGGCTTGACTGGCTTGTCACTTGCTGTACTAGAAGCTGGCATATTAGCCAAGATCTCTTCTTTAGTAATACCAAGTGCATTGAGTGCATCATCTAAACCTGTCTTAGGAGGCACCTTTGGCTCTGGTCCTGTAGTCATTACTTCTTCTCCCTAGGTGTTAAATACTTATCGTATACAAGGTCCTGTGACAAGAAACGATCATACACATAGGCAAAGCCTAACTTGTCATCTTGCTTGAGTTTGTTAACAGTTCCGTCGTAGATCATCTTAAGGTCAATGTTCTTCTTGGCGCTGATGCTCTTGACATCACGCTTTACAAGTTCTGCAGCAATAGCCTTACGAACATCAAGGTAGGCAGATACTGACTTCCAAGTAGGATTATTACGATTACTCTTAATGAACTTCTCATCCTTAAGAATCTTCTCAAGACCTACGATTACTCGGTTAGTCTTTGAACCATCTGAGTCTAGGTAGTCGTCATACCAGGCTGTCTGAACAAACTGTCCAGTCTTTGGATTGACCTCTGGGTTACCATCGGCATCTGTCTTAACAGCAAGTTTTCTAATAACTGCTGCCTTAATTGCTGCTAAATCTTCAGCACCCTTTTGCTGGGTTGTTGCAAGACCGCGATCCTGCAGTTCGTTATCAATAGCATCCATAACACGGTTGTATTGAATCCATCCCTTTTCGGCATCATTGCGCTTTTGGGCATCTGCTGGTGCTTGAGATGTAAGAAACTTCTGTGGCGAGTCTGCTGCAATACGCTTACCGTAAAGGTAGTCATATGCTGCCTGTGAGAACTCGTATCCCGAGAAGTCATTGACAACTAATCCGACTAGGCGTGGATCTACCTTGACAAGTTCTCCCACTAATCCATCATACTTCTTGATGTTTTCAACTGCTTGTACAGAAGACTGTACGTTAGTTGGGTTAGATGAAAGGCTAGCTGAGAACGAGAAGAACTCTGGGTAGTCATCTAAGAACTTAGCATCTGCTTCGAGTCCGTACATACGACGGTACTCACGAGACTTGTCTAAGTAATACTTGTAAGGGCTATCAAAGCGTGGAGCAAACGGCATAATCAAGTTAGCCGCCGTACGCATATTCCAGTAATCTTTAGTCTTTCTTAGGATTTCTGCTGCAGGAACTGGATCTCTTCCGTTACGCTTTGCACGTTGCTGTTCTGTATTCCAGATTAACTGGTAAGAACGAGCAAAGGCTGGGTCTTCAAGACCTGCTGCACGAGTCTGTAGTCTTTGGAACCAAGTTGGCGCAAGACCAGATAGCGCATCCTTTGATGGGCCAAACGGCAATGCCCACTTAAAAGATTCTTCTAATGAAGGTTGACGCTTTACAACTTCTGACACAGGAATAGCAACATAAGGTCCTACTGGGAAGATGTCGCTAAATACATTTGGGTTGCCCTTCATATATAGAACATCTAGGCCACCTTGGAATACAAGATCTAGTGAACCCTTTGGAATACCCATTTCGGTTAGTGAACCAAGACCTGGAATCTTTTGGATTCCCTTTGGAAGTCCTACCCAAATAATATCGTTACCAGTTGTTTGACCTGCTGGTACTTGATTGCCTTCTTGGTCTGTAACAAGACCTGCCTGGTTAGGCGAGTTCCATACTAGGTAGCCACGGTTAATGATTGCTGGGTTAGCTGCTGCTAACTTAAGCCAAGTCTTATATGAGTTCTCTTGTGCAGAGAAGAATGGGCTAATGTACTTAAATGCTGTAGCAAGGTTAGTGCGACGCTCAATGTTAAAGAGAATACCCTTCATCTCACGTTGTGCAATCTTGTGAGACTGTGACATTAACTGTGCTTGTTCTTGCGGTGTTAAACGATCTACCTTTTGACCTGTCATAACATCAAGACGACGCTTTGCTTCACGGCGATACAGGTAAACATACAATGGGTTTCTTGCCCAAGTATCTTCTGGCAATGTTCCAAGGAACTTAAAAGCAGTGTTAATAAGCTCGCGGCCTTTTACCTGAGATACATTAAATAATGCTTCCTCGAGTACGTGACCGTGAATTACAGGCAAGTCAGTTGGGTCATCAAATGCCTTACGAAGATCTGCTGCAGTAATGTCCTTCAACTTAGTACGAAGACCTGACTGCAAAGGCAGGTATTGGTCTAGGAATCCGTTAATCTTATTTACGTATTCGCCTGATTCATCTGATGTAAGAGCAAGGCGCTTGCGAAGGTCACGACCTTCTGGTGAATTACGCAACCACTTAGTAATATCATCAATACTATCGCCAGCAATAATCTTGTTGACTACTGCAGAGTTACCAAACTGTTGACGTAGTGTTTGTGCCCACTGTTCAAAGTATGCAGGGTCTGTTGGTCGCACTGCACCAATGCCTTTAGACTGCAACTTACGCATATACATATCTGTATTGCTATCAACTAGGCGCTCAAATGAGTTACCAGATGATGCGATCTTGCGGAACATATCACCTAGTGGTCCACCAAAAGCATCGTGTAAGTCATAAACTTCACCATCACTACCAGTTACTTTGTAAGTACCAGTACCAATGCGTTGCTTAGGTTCTTTAATTCCCTTGCGAGATAGTACATCTGCATAGTGATTGTAAACTGCAATTTTTTCTTCCTGAAGAAGCCTTAAAGTATTGAGTTCACCATCAAGGTCAATATCATCAGGCTTCAAAGAAACCTTAGCTTCTAATTCACCAATCTTAGTTTTCAACTGATTGAGTTCGTTGATTACTTTACTGCTCGATTGTTGAACTTGCTTGATTGTCATACCATCATCTACTGCACGGTAACTATCAATAAAGCGAGCAGGAACTGCAACACTGTTGTTAACAATATTCTTAATTCCAGGACCTAAGTGACGCAATGTGGCAAGAGAACCAACAGATGCAGCAATACGAAGTTGTGAATCAATAGCGTTACGTTGTGTGTAACCAAGACGAAGCAATGCTCCAGCCTTGAAAGCATCTTGAATAACATCGGCAATGGTAAGGAAACTATCCTTACCGCCTCCTACGATTCCACGTAGCACAGAACTATTGCGCTTGAGTAGATTATCCATTAACTGAAAATCCATTATAGGCAAGAAGTCGGCTGTCTGAGATTCTAGTTGAGGTACTTTAATGATTGAACCATCAGTATCAACCATAAAGCCCTTATCCTTAATGGATTTAAGAGCAGATGTGCGAGCACCTTTATAGTTATTGTAGATCTGGTTGGCAATGTCTTCATCAATATCGTACTTAGCTGCAATCTGTCGTAGGGCATTGCCCTCAAGATTGATTGTTGCAATCATACGTTCTTCTGGTGTACGAGCACCAATATAAGAGTCAAGAATAGATTTGCTCTGTGCAGGATCTAGTTTAAGTATCTTCTCTAGTTGACCGGTAGTTGCAATTACCTCACGGTAAGAGTCAGCGTCGTTAAAGTCAATTAAACCTGCAGGCTTTTCGCCAGATGCCCAAGAAATCTTTTGGTATAGACGATGGAAAGGTGTTGGTTGGAAAACCTCTACACGAGGATTGCCATTAACCTTGTCGTAAAACTTAACTGCACGACTTTCTGCTACTAAGTTTTCTGCTGCTTGTAAACCTCTACCAGTTGTGCGTGTAAGCACACCACCGCCCTGACCTATTTCCATCAACTTTGCAAAGTACTTGTCGTTCTCTGCAAGAGATGCGTAGTTAGCAAGAGCATCATCTGTAACTGCTGGGTTATCGTTAAGGAACGGTAACATTCCAGACCCATCTGGGGCTGCAAACAGCTTGTATTCATCAACAGATGATAAATCACCACGAGCAGTCTCTAGTGCATCAGTAATGTAGCGACGAGTTTGACGCAACTCATCCATTGCTGCAGGATCTGACATAGCAGAACGCAGAATAAGTGCTGTCTCATCAATATCTACAGAATCACCTAGTAGATGTGCAAGCAATCCTGGGTTAGATGAAGACTTAACCATTGGATGACTAATAGCATAGGCAGAATCGTTCTTAGTAAAGTCATCTAGTACTCTAGTCATACGGTTTACTTCACCGTATTGAGCTTTTGTAATATCTTCTGCTGCTCTTGCTATAGCATCTGCGTTGTTAAGTTTTCCGACACCTACATCAGATGCCTTTAACACCTTAATACCCTTACCAGCTGCAAGAGTTACATCTCCAAATAGCTGAGCAGTTAAGTCAAAGCCACCCGATAGAGCCTTACCCCAAGCACTCTTCTTAAATGCTGTATCACGTTGCACAGGATCGTATACATTAAACTTTGGATCGTAGACATTGCGTATTGAGCTAACAAATGCTTGACCAAATGAAATATCTTGTGCGCCCTTGTAGGCTTTACGCCATTCATTAGGGTCAAATATGGATGTAACTGGTTCACGGCCTGATGTAATATCTCCCATAACTAGGTTATAGGTAGTTAATGGCTCACGAATATACTCACGATTGATATAGTTAATGCGTTCAAGTGCTGGTTGAATTCCAGGCACCTTCATAATTGCGCCACCTGCAGATGACAAAGGCTTAATTATATTGCCGCCTTCTTTTGCAGCAGCAGTTTTGAATGGCTGAATAAAGCCATTGTATTGATCTTGGTCATTCCAAGGCGCAGTTCCTACATCCCACGCAAAGCGTGCGATTCCAGTGCCTGCACCGACTACTTCTCCACCAAACTTAAATGCGTTTTTAGCAGCAGTAGAAGCTACATCACCAATTCTGTTCCATACGCTCACAAAGAATCCCTTAGTTGTCTAATTGCTCGACGTGTTTCAGGTGATGTGTTTTGCAAAGATGCAATATATGAAAGCACTGGAGTATAAGATTGAATATTAGCGTTAAAGTTTGTGTAATCAGCTGGCTGATTAACCATTAGAGCATCTGATCCAACACCTGCGCCTTGGTCAATGCCTGCAGTTACAGGCTCATCTGGGCGTTCTGATGGTGCATAAAGTGGTGTTACTGCTTGTTGGCGTACTTGTGCTGCAGATGCTGGGCGAGTATCTGCAGTCTTGGCTAGCGGAGCACCTGACTTAATAGCCTGTGTCTCAACGCCTTCGCCGTATGCTATGGAACCTAGTTCTAACTTATCTGTACGTGTGGAGAACTTACCTGGACCTGCTGGTCCTGCCAGTGGATTCATCATACTCACTGTTGGTCCTCCTCTAATTTTTCTAAATCTGCTGCCATATCTTCCCAAGCCCTGTTGGTTTGAGTAAGATGATTTGATTGATAAATTGCTAACTCCATTAGTTCACCTGTTAAGGTTTCAATAGATGAAGCTATGTTGTGTATAAAGCCTACGCCTACAACAACAAGATCGAGTAAGCGTACTGGACGAGGAATGTAATTATCATCTTTCATCGCCCAGTACACCTCTCATTAAAAAGTTATTATCCCTTTTTTACTGCGTTGCCACGACGGCCTGCTGGCATCATTGATGGAACTACCTTGCCACCTGCTGGCTTGGATGTGTCCTTCTTGCCTTCTACTGGCTTTGACATTGGCGCTGCTGCGCGAGATCCCTTGTTCATATTTACACCTCCTCTGCTTAAGCTGCGCCGGTGATACCAGCGAGTAATTGGGCTATATCTGGACGTTGACCAGCAGCAGGGGCCATACCACCTTGTTCTTGTGGAGGTTGCGCTGAGGCTGGGGCGGGGGCCGCTCCTGCTGCTGGAAGTTGTTGTTCCATACCTGGTGCCATTGGTGGCATCTGCTGGGCTGGAGGTGGTTCTGGTGTAAATGCTTTTTCGATTGTGCTCTCTAGCGATTGACCCTTTTGGCGACCCTGGATAACACTTGCAATGCGGGTAATGATTTCGCTAGGGTCTTGGCCTTGCGCTGCGAGGGCTGGAATTGCCTGAGCATACTGTGCAACAGCAACACGCAAAGAATCGCGCATCTCTTCAATATCAACACGTTGTTCCTCCTGTGTAACATTCAAGTCCATTGGAATCTCACGACGTACATAGTCACGAGATACGAGCTTGTCTGAACGCATTTGTAGTAAAGCAATGATGGCACGGTTTGGATCCATACCAGACATAATTCCATA